GAGGCCACTGGCAAAGCACATCTAAGCTATCAAAAGCTTCTCGAAAGAGCGGAAGCGCGAATGAAGCCTTATCAAGAGGTAGACATGCTAGTCGCAAGTAGACAGATGTCCACTGAGGATTTTGCTGCATTCCGCCGTGAAAGCCAGGAAGCTGAGAAAGATCTAAAGTTTCTCAAAGAAGAAGCTAATGCATTCTACCAGGACGCTCAAGCACAACAACAAAAGCAAGTGCAAGAAGCAGCCACAGAATGCATCAAGGTCTTGAGGAATGATCTGCCCGATTGGGGTGACGAATTGTACAATGACATTCGTAACTACGCAGTCAGCCAGGGATTACCTCAAGAACAAGTAGATCAATATGTTGACCCTCAAGTCATCAAGATACTCAACAAAGCCAGACTGTATGATCAGACTAAAGCTACAGCCGAAACAAAGAAGGCAAAAGCTAAAGTCATTAAGACCAAGCAGTCAAAAGGTCGAGTTCTGAAAGCTAAAAAGTCCCCGTCTACAAGATCTGACGATCAAAGAGCTAAACAACAGAAAGCTAGAGAACGTCTGCGAAGTAGTACGGATATGGATGATGTGACTGATGCCTTAATGGCGCGTTGGGAGCGTTAGTTCAATAACCAAATCTAGAAAAAGGTAACCACACAATGGCTACGTATACTACATACGATCAAGTGGGTAAAAAAGAGGACGTTTCAGATATCATCACAGATATTAGTCCCCTAAGTACGCCCATGTTTACTCTGATGAAAACAGAGAAAGTACAAGCTCGAGTATTTGAATGGCAAGAGGACGCCATTAGAAATTCCAGCGCAGATAACGCAATCGTCGAAGGAGCCGACGCGACAATGGCAACTCTCGTCGCTACTACAATGCGTTCAAACACAACCCAGATCATGGAAGAGAGTTTTCAGGTCTCAAAAACGGCAGACGCTATTGCCACATATGGTCGTGCTAAAGAAACAGCCCATCAACTTTCTAAAGCTCTAAAAGCTATCAAGAAAGACGTTGAAGCTTCTTTCGTTGGTCGTGATCAAGCAGCCGTAACAGGATCAGGTTCAGCTGCCCGTAAAATGGCATCTTTGCTTAATCAGATCTCAACAGCTGTCGACGCTGGTGCAAACGCAACTGACCCACTGACAGAAGCCAAGCTTCTTACAGCTGGTGAAACTGCGTACAACAACGGCTCAGACGTAAACACGTTTATGATCAAACCAGGTGACGCTCAAATCGTTGCTGGTTTCGCTGGTTCAGCTGGTCGTAACCGTGAGATTGCACAGGGTAAAACCCTCGTAAATGCAATCGACCTCTATGTGTCGCCCTACGGCGAATACCGCGTTGTATTGAACCGCGAGTTAGCAACAGACCATGCTCTGCTAGTTGACCCGTCTATGTTTAAAACAGCGGTACTACGTCCGTTCGCTAGAACGCTGCTTGCAGCCACAGGCGACTCTGACAAGCACAGTATTGTCGGCGAATACTCATGTAAGCACATGAACTTCGGTGACTCTGTGAAGATCACAGGTCTTTCATAAGACCTAACGAGATGAGGCCCACCCTTGTCACTTTAACCAGGTTTCTGCTCTCCTTACCTGGCGACTTGGGTGGGTCTCTTTTTATTTATCAAGGAGACAATCATGGATAAGAATAAGGTCAATCTAATAGACCCTGATGTCAACTTCATCCAAGACAATGATCGAGTAATGCGAGAGCACTCGCAGAACATATCAAAAGCTTTCTTAGATGATCTAAAAGACACCCGAAATCAAACGAGCAATGTACCGTCAGGAGATTTCTTACGTGTAGCCTCAATACCTACTGTAGTGGCAGAGAAGTGGATGCGCGAAGGATTTAACCTTTGGGAAGCATCAGGCTCAGAAATAGTAAAACGGCTTAAAAACGAAAACCTCGACTACTTTTTAGCAACCGAAAAGAGGATTTAACTGATGGCTACCCCTCCTTGGAATAAGAAAAACCCAAAGCCTAAAAGCCAGCGCAAGAAGATGACACCATCACAAGTATCATCGGCAAAGGCTAGAGCTAAAGCAGCTGGCCGTCCATATCCAAACCTGGTTGATAACATGGCAGTAAAAAAGAAAGCTAGAACAACATGAACAAAGGTGAACTCAGGGCGCACTTCCTGGCCCTTCTAAATAGGACGGACTGTAGCAATACCCTGGCTGATACCTTTATCGATCAATCTATTGCTCGAGCGCAGCGTGTCTTACGCATACCACCAATGGAAAAGACACAAACTTATAACATATCTGCAAGCACCTCTACACTGATTATCCCATCAGACTTCTTGGAGATAATCGACATGTATTATGCTAATACTAATTTAACTCGAGTACCTCTATCAAAATACGTTGAGATCTCTCAACCAGGGCAAAGTGGGACACCACAGTTCTTTGTTCGAGAAGGTGAAAGCATAAAGATTTATCCTTATCCTTCAGCTGGCGCTGTAACAGTAAATTACTATGGTCAGTTTGCAGACCTGGCGACTGAAACTTCCACAAATGATCTGTCATTGATTGCGTCTGATTTAATTGCATACGGCGCACTTAGTTATGCAGCTGACTACTTCTTAGACGAACGTGGGCAACTGTTCGAGCAGCGCTTTGTAACATTCATAGCCGAACTACAGGAGCAAGCTAACGATGCGGAGGTATCTGGCACAGTCCAGGCTATGCAGCCTATTGCAACATATAACGACTGAGGATCTGAATAATGGCAAAAACATCATTTTACTCAGGCTCAGGTCTACAGAATACAACCGTAAATACCCTGGAAGCTTATGTCCAAGAATCTAAAGATTGGGCAACCAAGTTAGTTGATCCTGTAGCTGACGGTCTGTATTCTGCCAGGTACTACGCCACCGATACAAACGTCGTCAATGTTGGCGGCAATATTACATCTGTAGTAAATGTCGCTAACGCTTTGACGCCTATATCGACCTTAGCCCAAACTGCTAACATAACTGCGATAAACACCGTTTCGACTGACATTGCAAACGTCAACCAGGTGGCAACCAATTTAGGCACAGGACAGCCAGTTACATTAGTCTCAGCTGCTCTTTCCAATGTCGCAACAGTGTCTGGATCAATAGCAAACGTAGACCTGGTTGGTGGATCAATAAGTAACGTCAACGCCCTGGGCGGCTCTATAGCTAACGTCAATCTATTGGTGCCAGAGATTGCCGATATAAACACAGTGGCGGCATCTGCAACTAATGTAGATCTCGTTGGTGGCTCGATAACAAATGTCAATTCAGTATCTGGGTCCCTGACCAACATTAATGCCCTGGCTGCTCAAATAGGATCTGGCGGCGACGTAGGCATCGTGGCAACTAATATAGCCGACGTGTCGACAGTAGCTTCTGGAATCACAAACGTATCGACGGTATCGACCAACATAGCAAACGTGAATGCCCTGGCTGCTCAGATTGGCACTGGTGGCGACGTTGGGATCGTAGCAACAAACATAGCTGATGTATCGACGGTAGCGTCAGATATAAGCTCAGTGACAAACATTAGTACAAACTTAAGTGCAGTTACTGCCCTTAACTCTAATATGGCTGTCGTTACCAACGTCAACTCTAACATGTCGTCAGTTACATCCGTCAGCGGTATTGCAGCTAATGTAACCACCCTGGCTGGCCTAAGTACGGAAGTCGCTGCCCTGGGTGCTATTAGTGCAGACATCACAAGTGTAGCTGGCATCAGTACTTCTGACTTGTCGACTGTGGCATCAAATGCAACTAACGTCGCAAACGTGGGCGGTCAGATAGCAGCTGTGTCTACAGTTGCAGCAAACATCAACAGCCTGACCTCATTTAACGACACGTACTTTGTGGGAGCCAATGCCCCAACAAGCTCGAATGTTAACTCTGGGGACCTCTGGTTCGATACGTCTACATCAATTATGCGTGTGTACGGATCATCTGGATGGCAAGCAGCTGGATCTTCAGTGAACGGTGTGTCTCAATCAGTTAGCTACCTGGTAGGAACAAACAAAACGACATCAGCTGGGGTTTACACAGGATCTCTGACGACCTTCCCAGCTGTATATGACCCAGCTTATGCTTTCGTTTGGCTCAATGGGGTGCTTCTAGATCCGTCAGACTACACAGGAACGTCGGGTACACAGATTGTGTTATCTACTTCAGCAACAACCTCAGACATCATTACCGTAATGTCGTTTGGCACTTTCCAATTGGCAGACCACTACAACAAAACTCAAACTGACAACCTCATTAATGGTGTCCAAGCTCTAGCTCTAGCGGGATTATAATTATGACAGTAACACTGACGACCTTTGAGTCGAACTTACAGACTAAACTAAACAATACCACAGGCACTACTGATGGTCAGGAGTTTTTACTTCTGTCCAAATCTGTAGAAGCACTTAACCCGTCCATAACAGTTGCAGCGGTTCAAGCCGAGGGTACTACCCAAGTGTCGGCGGTTAACTCAGCTGGGACTACACAAGTGGCAGCTGTCCAGGCAGCTGGATCTGGCTACGCAGCTTTAACTGGTGCCACGTTTAGTGGCGCAATAGACATGGGGTCGAACAACATTACGACCACTGGTAAAGTGCTCTACGCCAACATGTATGCTACGCCAGGTGACTTGCCGAGCGCGAGTACATACCACGGCCTTTTTGCCCATACCCATTCAAATGGAAGGGCTGTATTTAGCCATAATTCTAATTGGTACAACCTACTGCACGAGGACAGTTCTGGCGACGTCACAATCGCAAATGACCTGACGGTTACGGGTTCTCTAATCGTCAACGGGACCACCACGACTATCAATAGTACAACCTTAGATGTTGATGATCTAAACATAACAGTCGCATCAGGAGCCTCTAATGCAGCCGCTGCCGATGGCGCTGGAATATCGGTAGACGGAGCTTCAGCCACATTTAACTATGCCAATACTGGTGATAAGTGGACTATGAATAAGCCACTAGATGTTACTGGTGCGGTTACCGCTACTGGGGCAGATATTAATGGTAGTTTAAAAATAAACGAAGTTATTGAGTTTGTACCAATTGGTAATACTACTAGCGGTACAATTAACTCCGATCTTTTGTACTCTGGCGTTGTCTTTTATAATGTTAACCAAACAGCTAATCGAACAATCAATTTTAGAGGTGATAGTAGTACTACATTAGATAGTATTTTAGCCGTTGGAGAAAGCATAACTTGTGCCGTAATAATGGCCCAAGGGTCTACCGCATACTACCTCAACGCCTATCAAATAGATGGTTCAGCCGTAACTCCTAAGTGGGTTGGTGGTGCGCCTACAGGAGGTAATGCTTCAAGCATCGACTCCTACACTTTCACAATAGTCAAAACTGCTTCTGCAACTTTCACAGTTTTAGCAAACCTAACAGCTTACGAATAATAGAGGGAAATCAGAATGATATTTCCAAAGAAACCTCAGATATTATACGCACCGATGCTTGCAACATTTGGTGGTGGTTCTGCTAATGGGTTTAAGGCTAGTGGTGGTGGCATTCCGGAAGATGGTGCAATTGTAACAAGTGGGATTGTTGGTTATTTTGATGCACGAGATACAAGCACCCATTCTGGAAGTAACAGTACTTGGAGTTCTAAAGTTGGTAGTCATACGGCATCTTTAAGTAACGTTACATATAATACTGCGTTTGGTGGTTATTTTACTTGGGCAACAGGTTCATCAACTGGAGAAACTAATATACAAAGAAACAATAACGATTTTACATACATGGCTTGGGCTAGAATAAACTCTAATTCAAATAGAGGTGACGAACACATACTTGATACATTTGAAGCCACCTCTCAAGAATGGACTGCATTAGTAATTACTCAATCAGGCTCGTCTGCTCCAAAGCCTCAGTTTGTTATTGATAACAATGGTAGCAAAACAACTTTAAATGGTTCTACTACAATTAACGATGATACTTGGGTTCATCTAGCTGGAACATACAAAAGCAGTAGTGGTGCTATGGCACTTTACTTAAACGGCCAACTTGAAACCACTGGAACTGCAAGTACTGGACAAATAAACGGTCTTACACCTTTAGGAATTGGATCTACTAGCGCATATGGTTCGGCACAAACTACTTTTACTGGCGATATATCCGTTGTTATTACTTACGATGAGCGAAAGACTGCTGGAGACGTTTTGCAGAATTATAACGCTATGAAAGGTAGGTACGGACTATGAGTAAAGCAAGATTACTCGCGGATCTCCTCCGCGACAACAAGATCTCTTGGTCTGAGATCTCAGGAGAAACAAGCGCGACTGACTTTAACAAAGACGAGTCAACTTATGAAAACAAGAACAGTCTTAGGACCGTCATCACTGACCTACAAGACGAAATCATCTTAGAATTAGGAGTCTAAAGGATGCCTACTACAAACAATAACTTTAGCACACTTATAACTGCTATCGATACCAAGGCGCAGTCGTTGGCTGCAAGCACCACAGACCCTAAAGACTTAGTCTACCTGGGTAAAACATTAGAAGCTCTCAACGTAAGCACCACAGTTGCTGACGTCATAACCCAGGGTGATACCCAGGTTACTCGAGTGACCACTGAGGGTACTACTCAGGTCGGTCTTGTGACTACTGAGGGTAATACTCAGGTGGCGGCGGTCCAATCAGCTGCCAGTGGGTTTGCTACCCAGGCAAACATTGATACGTCGATTGCTGCTCTCGTTGACAGTGCTCCTGGTACTCTGAATACTTTAAACGAATTGGCGGCGGCACTCGGGGATGACGCAAGTTTTAGCACCAGTGTAACAAGCAGCATTGCAACTAAGTTGCCGTTGGCTGGTGGGACGCTTACAGGGGCGCTAACTACTACTGATGTTGACGTCAATGGTACGCTTAAGATCGATGAAGTTATTGAGCATGTTGGAATAACAGGTGCTACAAGTGGTTCAATTAATATGAACCTTAAAGAAAATGCTGTTCTTTTTTACAATGCAAACCAAACTGCTAACCGTACAATTAACTTTAGAGGTGATGGCTCAACAACTTTAGACAGCATAATGGCTGTAGGCGAAAGTATGAGTGCAGCCGTATTAATGGCAGAAGGTTCAACAGCCTACTATCTAAATACATACCAAATAGACGGTTCAGCGGTCACTCCAAAGTGGCAAGGCGGCTCGGCCCCAACAGCTGGTAACGCTAGTGGTATCGATGTCTACACATTCACCTTAATCAAGACAGCTGCAAATACATTCACAGTCTTAGCTTCTGTCAGTCAGTTTGCTTAAGATAGGAGATAGACACCATGAGTTTAATTATTCCTAATAAGAAACCACAAATCTTGTATGCACCCATGCTTGGAACTCTTGGTGGAGGATCTATTCGCAGT